TCAGAGAGGAGCTCTTTACAGAGCTCAATGGCTGCCATCTTATCCTTTGCGGATAGGATGAAGCCATTCGCATGGCAGAAGAGAACTCTGCCACCTGTGAGTTCTAAGAGCTCCTCTCTAGGCACTCCCCACCATGCCTTAGGGAAGGTTGTTCTAGTCTCCCTAGAACCTGGCACAGTCGGAACTAACTGTACCATCCAGCCTTCCCTGTCACTAGGGAAGAGCACAAATAACGGCTCCTCCTTAGCGACAATCACAGAGGACCATGGAGCTGGAGTGTCGAGCTCCACAATCCTCTTATCTTCGGATGCTTCAAATTGGGATTCCACCAATTCAAGGGCATCCCATTTCTTCATTTCAGAAGAGATGAGATGCCCTAAAGCATCCTGGGCAAATGCTACAGCCTTCTCAAATGCTACATCTGCTCCATCTCTTGAATCATTCCATCCAAGATTATAGGAGCTAATAACTGCGGAGATTGGATTCCCCTCTCCGTAATTATCGTTGATGTCGATCGGGAGAACCAACTCCCGATCAATAGCTTCCCAAACTTGCTCTGGAATGGAACCTTTCAGCTCTCTCCAGAACAAGCCGAAAGAGGAATATTTAACGCCCCCCTCTCTCTCTGGGGCTCCGACAAAGTGGTGGTCAAATCTACCACCACCAATGTCGAAAATCAATTCACTTTCTGACCTCATCTCGTCGGACACCTTGAATGTCCTACGGATTTGAATCTGAGGATTGATGATTCTCAACAATGCTGCTCCAAACACATCATCAGAATGAAATACCCCAGCGTGGGTATAAGCCACGCTTGAGTTTCTCACAAGATTGAGAAATTCGTTTCCATTGTTTCCGTTTACAGTTACATTTGCAAATAATTCATTAAAGTTCTTCATAGAGAACTCCTTTCTCCCCGTTTACGCCGCTAGGTCAGCAATCAAATAGTTTAAGTGTGATAACCAGACTTTATCACACTTAAATAATATATAAGAAAAAAAAAACGATTTTCGTATTTTCTATGATCCAGAATACTATCTCATCTTCCCTCTTATTATATACTTAATATATTATAAATATAATTATTATATTTTATATAAATAAGAGAGAAGAAAAAAGAAGACTACTACACATAGTCTTCTTTCCTCATTCTACAGCTTAAAGACATAATTCCAATAATGCCTTCTGTATGTCCACCAGCAGTTTCTGGCATATGACATAGTAGCATTATTTTCTTTACACCACTTCTCAGACACAATGTCTTCTTCTGTGAGATCATACACGATTGGAATATCATGTGCTCTGAACACATTCTTCCCCCTAGTTGCTTGAAATTCTTCAAGGGTTTCAAAACCAATCGCTTGATTTGGACTACTATCAACCCAGTCTTCTAATCCGACTGTAGATAGCAACTTTCTGCAATCTTCAGTACTCCAAGAAGTTCTGAAGATCTCGATAAAGTTATTCTCCCTGAAATACTTTCTCGCATCCCTCTTAGCGAAGTAATTGTCTGGAACGCTGTCCCAGAATTTTTTAACTTCACCAAACGCAACTACTTCGTCGGAGAACCAAGATAACAATTTCATAGTTCTCACATTGTGCATATTGGTTCCGTAATCTTGACCTTTATATTTGATAAGATCACGAACCCAAATGAATCTCTTCCCATTTCTATCTTTCTGAACATCCATATGTCGCAATGCCCAACCTAGAAATGGACGGAATGTACCAGCACCTCTTCCTTCCAAATAGATTCTCCAGTTGTTTCTTACCTTACCATTAGTATTGTTCTTCATAACAATTCTCCTTCTCCCCGTTAACGCCGATAGGTCAACCTAAATTTGATTAAGTGTAATTATAAGCACGTAACTACACAGAAATAATGTATATGTCTATTAAAATCTGATAACTAATATTTTTCAAACTATTAGCTTTCAATTCTCGTATATACTTGATATTAACCAAATATAAGAAAGTTGAGGTACTATTATGGGAAAGAATTTATTAATTAATGCTCTTAGAGAAAATGCACCTAAGGGGGAGAACTATTTTGATTGTAATGCTAGTGTGATTTCTTACAAAACAGGAAATCCTATATTAGACTATTATTTAGGATATAAAGTAAGAGTATTTGATGGTGATAACAATATCGTTGATGAATATCCTAGTATTGGAATTACTGCTGGTTGTTTCGTAACGGTTATTGGTAAACCATCTACGGCTAAAACTACTATGGTAGAAGCTATTGCAGCAAATATTGTAAGACCATTTGAAAATGGTTCTGTTATTCATTTCGACTTAGAGCAATCAGCTAATTATTCAAGAATTCAAGCTATTACTAAGTTAAGAATGAAGGATATGGAAGATGGTAAATATATCTTAAGACAAGAGATGAATACCATTTCTGATATTAAGAAAACTATTATTAGATTATATAGAGAAAAGACAACTAATCCAGATAAGTATCAATATAATACTGGTAAGAAAGATGAGTTTGGTAATGACATAATTTTGTATGTTCCTACTGTTATTATCATTGATTCTATTGCAACACTATCTACAGAATTGAATGAAGATAGTAAGAAAGATTATGTAAAGATTGAGGAAGTTAGTTCTCAAACAGATAGAATGAGGTTAACTGGAGAAATCTCCAGATTTTATACTGAATCTTTGCCATATATAAGAACTGCAAATATTACTGTATTTGCAATTAATCAGATTAAGACTAATTCTAGTATTGGTATTATAAAATCTCCAGCAGAGATCTTATACTTAGACCAAGATGAAACTATGCCTGGTGGTAAAGCACCTCAATTCTATGCTCATATCTTATGGAAGAATAAAGCTATTGGTAGTGAAAAGTATACACTAGAAGAACATGGATTTGATGGATTTGGTATTGAGGTAAAGATTATCAAATCAAGAGTAAGTCAAGCTGGTCAAAATATTTTTGTTATCTATGATAAGGTGAGAGGAATTGATTCATTAAGAACATCATTAGCTTATGCTAAAGATGTAGGATTATTAGCTGGTAATAAAAATAAGATGTATTTCATTGATGATAAAGATATGTCATTCAGTATGGTACATTGTCATGATGATTTTAAAGCCAGACCAGAATTATACAAGAAATTATATTCATCAATCATTCCTATACTAGAAACTAGATTATCTGCAATAGATGCTGGAGAATTGGATTTTGATGAGAATGAATATGATTACTAATAATTAGGAAGGTGAATTAATTTATGAGAGTGATGATAGTGATACCTATGCTAAAAGATAAAGTCGATAGTTATAATGATATCTATAAATCTATTAGAGATTATATTATCGAAAGAGGTGATACACCAGTAGAATATATCAACCTCTATAATTCTGCGGATCCTTTATCAGATAGGGCGCAATTATATAGACTATATCACAGTATAAAAGTTATGAAAGATTGTGATTGTGTCTATTTTGGAAAAGGTTGGAATACAGACATTAGATGTATTGACGATTATACAGTAGCATCTAAATATGGATTAAAGATTGAATATGAAGGAGTATAGATATGAAAGTAATGATCTCACAACCAATGAGAGGTAAGGATATTGAAGATATTAGAAAGAAGTGGAATGAAGTTAAGACACTATTAGAATCACAAGGAGATATAGTAATTGATAATATCACAGACTTTGGTACTATTGATGTGAATACAACTAATATATCATTAGTTGGATTATCTTATGCTATTAATGCTATGTCGAGATGTGATGGTGTATATTTCTGTAAAGGTTGGGCAGATGCTAGAGGATGTTTAGTAGAACATCTTATTGCTAGAGAATATGGACTTACTTGTATCTATGAATAATACTGGTAGGATGTGTGAATAGCACATCCTATCTTTAACCGTAATATTGATATATATATATATATATTATTTAAATGAATCATTGATAAAATTGAAGTTGACCTATCGGCGTAAACGGGGAGAAAGAGGTATCCTATGAGATATTACAAGAGCAGATTCTATGATACGATCAACACAAGGTATATTCTTATGCAAGGACAACATATCTTGGAATTAGATTCCACAATCCCAGATGATGTGGCTGAAAATATGACATTGAAAGATCGGGTATTGAAATCCAAAGAAGTGGTAAAATATCCAACAAGTCTCGAATACCCATCAATGTTGGATTTGAGAACATTTGTTAATCTGCATAATAAATATGATGCTGATTGGCAAGTTCTCATTGATCTTGGGGTTGATGAATACAACCAGTTCTTTCCTAATGGGTTATTGATACTAGAAATAACTGCAATCAAGATGTTTATTTCAGAGCATCCAAGATTTGTAGATGCTCTGAAATTCACAATATCGTCTGATGATCCTAGCAGGATCAGGAAACTGGCAATATTTGCCAGGAGGTGGGTAACACCTTATGCGGAGAGGGGCGTGCGGGAGAATGATTCCACACTCAGACTTAAGAACCACCTTAAGTTCATCTTGGCTGTGGCGGAAGGGGGTGTGCAATAGCACCCCCTTCTTTTTTTATTTTTTCCTATGACAATTATTTAGTTCATATTGGATATCATAGATATATTATTTATTGGTAACAATTTCCAATATTGTAAACAAAATATAATTAAGGAGGATAATTGAGATGAGGAAATTGAGTAGTAACAGACCAGTTGAGATTGTAGTGAAGGGAGCAGATAAGTATTATGTACTGATTCTAAACAAATTGTATCGTACAGATATCTACACAGATCCAGAAGATCTTTCAGACAAGTATGATAAGATTGCTGAATTGGATAGATATTATAGATACACTACATTAACTGAGATACTTGAAGTTGCAAACAAGATTGGTCTTGATGATGATTTGGCTGTAGCATTAGGTTTACCGAGATTAGTGATGTATGGTAAACGAATCCGTAAGTTTGTGAAGAAGTATGACAATGATGTTATAAACAGATATATCAACACATTAAGATATGCATTAGACTCAGATGATATCTTAGTGAAGATAATGATTTTGAGAGTTATCTTTAAATATGAGAAATTCGCAATCTTATATGAAACAGCACATCAGAGTGCACTTGATATCATAATAGAACACACTATTAGTGATATCAATAAAATTAGAAATATGAGTAAAGGAGACAATTAGAATTATGACATTAGAGAAGATGAAACTTATCGCATTAAGTAGTTTAATGTTAGCTATGGGAAGTAGTAGTGTAACATACGCTGAGAGTAGTATCAATGAGGAATTTGACCCACCAGAGGAATTAGACGCTAATAGTAATTATATTGTGAATAGTATTGACTCAGGAGATTCAACTAATTCTAAGTATGATAGATTGGATATCAAGATCAATCATCATAATGATGAAGTCCCAGAATATAGTAAGGTATTTCTATTACCTGAGGGTAGTAAGAATCCAGTTTATAAAGTAACTTGTACATATGATGAACCTATTAATGGATTTACAAATAATATGTTACCTAAACCTAATTCATATAAGGTAGAGATATTGGATAAAGATGAGTGTAATAAGTATGATCCGATATTTCTAAATACTAATACAATCATTAAGGCTACTAGTGAGCATGATTATAATGGTATCTTTATTCATAGATGGTTACCAATTCTTAAGAAAGCTGATCCTAAGAATAGATCTAAGTACAGCTATGTTATTAAGAATGATGGAAGTGCTGGATATGTTCCATCAGTTAATATTGTGAATATTTCACAGGCTAGTATTGAAGATACTGTCAATATAGTAAATAACTAATTATTAAATAGAGACTCTAAGTAATATCATTAGAGTCTCTATTTTTTTATATACTCTAAGACACTAATTACTAAGATTTATTCTTCGTCATACATTATTATGATGGATTTAGTAATTGAACTAAATCACAGAGTATATTTAAAGGAGGAAATATATAATGAGTATTAAGGTAAAAAAGAAAACTTCATTAAGACCATTACTAGAAGCTATCAATGAAGATTTCGCAAATCAAGATGTTGAGGGAGTTGATAAACGATTATCATTATTTGGTAAATGTGCGTTAACTCATATTGGTTATAATAATAGTACTAGAACCAATATGAATACTTCACACGTTTCACAATTCTTAAATTTAAGAAATCCAGATTTCCCACATGTATATTTCGGTGCTGAAATGACAGTAGGTGACAATTCTAGTGGTTATCTTAAAATTAAAGATGACGCTATAGTTGTTGATAAAATTGTCAAGTTTGATGATCTGTGTGAAGAATGGTCTACAGAACCTCAAATATATGCATTATTCTTATACTATCCAGAGAAGGATAAATATGATCTTATTATTAGACAACCTGTAGAAAACTTATCTGAAGTATTTGGATTCTCATATAATGATGAGTATATGGATAATTTAAAATCTGGTGATAAGATCAGTAAGGATACAGTAATCTATAAATCAAATTCATATGATGAAGATATGTTATATGGATTTGGTAAAGATGCAAATGTTATGTATACTTTAGATCCTACTACTATTGAAGATGCTGCGGCTATTAGAAAAGGCTTTGCAGATAATTTTGCTAGTGATGAAGTTGAGCAATATAGAGTTGGATTAAATACTAATGACTTCTTACTTAATGTATATGGTGATAAGGATACATATAAGACATTACCACACATTGGAGAATCTGCTGATGGTATCGTATGTGCTAGTAGAAGGCAATTCAATAACCAGTTATTATATGACTTTAAAACATCTAGCTTACAAGAAATTATAGATGGAGATAAAGTTTATTATGGTAATGGTAAGATAGTAGACTACACTGTATATATCAACGATCAGGAATTTGAGGATAATCCATTCACACATGATATCTATACTATCTGGCAATCACAATTAAGATTCTGGACTAAGATTAATGAAGTCTGCGATAGGATTATTAATCAATCTAATTCAGAATATAGTAGAGATGTTGATTACTACTATAAGTTATCAAATCAACATTTAGACACTAAAGCTAAATGGAGAGATGCTGATAGAACTTATGGTGATATTGTAATTGATATTACTATTGACAGAGTAGTTACGGTTGATAAAGGTCAGAAGATAACTCCAAGATATGGTAATAAGTCAGTTACTGGTGTGTTAGTAGATGATGAAGATATGCCATATATCTATAATGAAGATGGTAGTGTTACTAGAGCTGATGTGTTGATAAACTTATTAGCTATCATTAATAGAACTACCGCATTTCCATTATATGAATTAACTATCAACTGGTTCTGTACTAAGTGTATCAGACATATGAGAACTCTTAAGAGTAAGAAGAAACAAGAAGAAGTATTATTTGAGTTCCTGAATGATATGAATGAAGATTACGCTATAGAGAATAGAGTAATCTATGATAGATTATCTGATAAAGAGCAGAAAGAATACCTCAAAGATGTTATGTATGGTGATGGGATCTATATCAGAGAATTACCATTAAATGAGAAGGTATTGTTATTTGATAGAGTTATCAAGATCTATCAGAAGTATGATTGGTTAACTGACGATATCACATACATTAATAAATTTGGTAGAGAGATTCCAATACTATCAAGATATAGATTAGCTAAGATGTATGTAATGAAGTTAAAGCAGACTTCTAGGAAAGGTTTCTCTGCAAGAAATATGGGAGCTATTAATAGTAAATCACTACCAGAGAGATCTTATAATAAGAAAGTCCATCTTGATAGAGTTTCTTCCACACCTATTAGATTTGGGGAATATGAATCTATGAATTTCCAGATAGGTGTTAAACCAGAAGAATATCTATTATTCCAAGAGTTATATAGAACTTCAGTTAAGGGTAGAAAAGACTTAGCTAAAATCTTAATAGATCCAGATAAAGATTTCGGATATATTGATGATAGTTATACTTCAAGAACTGCTGAAATTCTTAATGTTGTATTGATGTCATTAGGATATAAGAATGAGTTTATTAATGAGAAGAATAGATTAAAAGATTATACTGGTCATGTAGAATCTATTCATATTAATAAAGAAAGCTACTTATTAGATGACTTAGATGCAACATTGTTGGAGAATATTATATCTATAGAAGAAGATGTCTATAGTGAGAAACCATTAATAGATAAAGATGAATTGATCGATATTGTAAGAGAACGATTATCATCTGGTATGTTTGTTAGTGGAAGTACAGACACTGAAGATATTGAAAGAATAATCAATCTTAGATATAACTAATGTCTGATTATATGGGAGAATACTATAATTCTCCCATATATTAGTAATATGAAAGGAGAATGTATTTTAAGAAATATGAACGATATGATGAAACGGATACTACTAACTATAGTCTATCTACTAATAGGATTAGGAATTATAGTTGGTGGTAAACATGTATATTTTATATTTGATGGTAATCTTGTTAGAGTTATCATAGAAGTTATATGTATTCTATTAGAACTAGTAATACTATTTAGATTATTTGATAATTGGGATATAGACTTAGATTCATAAGCACTTATAAAAATGATGTTATAATATTTAAGTGAACAACAATAAAAATACATAATAAGGAGGATAAGATTATGGGTGTTGTTATGATTCTCGCACTAATTATTTCATGGTGGTTTGGAAAGATTGTTTACGACTGTATTTACGGTGACAGGGTTGTCGTAAGAAATTGGCTGGGCAAAAGATTCGTATGTTTCTTTATCCCATTCTGTATAATCTTTGGAATCTTAGGATCAGTAATTGGTGGATAACAAATTATGGGTATATAGGATATTTGAATATCCTATATACCTTATTATTATTATTATTATTATTTTTTTCATTATTTTCATGAATAGCTGAAATCATGGATGTAATTTTATCGGTTATTGTCTTATACTCAGGATTGAGATCACGAGTGTGGAGAATTATGTTAGGAATCACACCACTATTAAGATCTAAATATTCATCATGATATTTATCACTATCATATTTATCAGGATTAAGAACAAGATGTTGTAGTTTTTTCAAGGTATTAAATAGTTTTTTACCTTCAGGATGTTTCTTTTCTCTATCAATTTTCTCAAATTCGTCGAGGGCAGAACTGAGTACAGATTTGGCTTTTTCAGCAGCACGTGATTTAGTTGCATTAATATTACTCATAGTTTTGTCTTTAACATTATCAAAGTCACGCATTTCTGAACTCTTGGTGATAAATCCTGCAATTTTGTCAATATTTTTCTGTCTTTCAGGATCTTCCAGCTCGTTAATATCATGATACAAGTCATGCATCATCTCATTTACAGTATCATTTACTTCTGATACATAACTCTTACAGGTACTTATAATAAGCCAAAAACCAGAATCTTCTAAAGTATCTAGTTCATTTGATAAATTTGTAATCTGCTTGTTAATATTCACCAACACTTCAGTCAATTCTTTAATACGTTGAGTAATCTTCCCTGCGTCGAATTTATATTCTGATGTATTAGACTTGGTCTCTTTAGACTCTTTTTTCTTCTCTTCTTTAACAACTTCTATTGTATTTCGCATTTCCTTAGCAATCTTCTCAAGCTCTTCATGACTCTTCACATCAACTTCAGTCTCTGTAGATGGATCATACATTGATACTTGACTCATTGTACTCTTAGACTTACCACTAATTTTTGATGGTACTACATCCGATGTATCTTTATCGTTATTGCGACCTTTAATAACCTTCTTAGCAGCGATTGCACCAGCACCAACTGTTCCAGCAAGTGCTAGACCTTTTAAGATTGTTGGCTTAAGCTTCATAAGCTTACTAGTTCTGCTTTCCAATGATTTAGCTACTGACACTTGTGCTTTAGGATCTGGTTTATTCTTAGAGAAGAATGACTTAACCTTATCAACTATTGTACGAATAATCTTCATAATTCCGTCAATAATCTTACCAAGGATACCTTTCTTAGCTTCAGTAGCTTCCACAACATATTCAATGTTGTTGTAGTAAATATTATCTTGACTATATCCTTCATTCAACAACATATGATTATTATTGATTGATAGAATATCCAGATTCATACTAATCTCGTCATATTCGGTAAATAAACTATCAATTTTATATTCAATATTTCGTATATATTGATCATGTATCATAACAATAATCCTCCTCTTAATGAAGGCGTGGAAGGTAAATACTTTAAAAAGTATTTACCCCCCCCCCAATCAAATTG